GGCAATCTTCCTTTCCCCCCGCCAACATTGCCCCCGGCAGTGAACTGGTTTGGTTTGGCGCGGCGCGGCGCGTGTGTCCTTTCAAGCCGGGGCGCGAGCGGGGCGCGGGCGCGGGCGAGCGGGGCGCGGCGGGCCCGGAGCCGACGACGGGGGACCACGACCCCCCGCGTGTGTCGTGTATATATCCACCCCCCTCAAAATACTGGACACATTTTCAACTTGTGGTACCTTTTTGAAATGGCTGACATATCCGTCAAGAAGAATTTGACTGGGGACACCTTGAAGATGTTCTTGGAGAAGCTGTCGTTGGGGTTGAGTTTGACGGCGGCTTGTGGGGCTTGTGGAATATCACCGCGCAGGTTGGAGAGGCTTCGGAAGGAGAAGCCGAAGTTAAACGCGCAGGTGATGGCGGCACAAGCTCAAGCTGAGGAGGCACTGGTGAGGAAGATAATGGAGAGTCGGGATGGGAAGTTGGCATTGGCTTTCCTGCAATCCCGCTTCCCGCACTGGAGTCAGAAGACGGCAGCGAGTGGAGCGGCAGCTCCGAAAAGCACTATCTCACCAGAGTTGCTGTCGCAGTTGTCTTCGATTCCGGAGCGCGTTAAGCAGCGCAATTAGTGAAGACGGTCATTCACGTCAACCAGCACATCATCAAGGCCAATCGGAAAAACGGGAGTAATGATCCTGTTTTGACGGTCAAGACCTATAAGACGAATGTCTACGCGCACTCGGTTAAGATTGACGGGCCGAGCTGTGTGGTGTATCGACCTGATAAACCGCTGAGTTGCGGGGCGCACGTTTGGATTGAGACGCAGGGCGAAGTGAGCTGTGAGTGACAAGGAGAAGAAGTTGAAGCTGCTGAAGAAGCAGCCCAAGATAAAGCGAACTGGCCCCAAGCCTAAAGCCGGGAAGTTCGATGTGGTTTTGCCGACCAAGAAGGTTAAGAAAGCTCCTGCACCTTCCCTGATCCTTTCCCCAAGTGAGAAGAAGTCCAGAGCTGCGCTTGAGCGGATTGCGAAGGATCACGATGCGCTTGAGGAGGCGAGTCTGCTTGAGAACTTTCCCAAGACGTTTTTGCAGATGGATGCCTATGATTGGCAGCGGAAAGTGTTGACGGACTTGAATGAGAAGGAGAGTCGCGTTGCCTTAAAGGCTGCGAACGGAAGCGGCAAGACGAGTGTGGTTGCGGCGAGTTCGATCCTGTGGCACATGGTCAGGTTCCCTGACAGTCTGGTTGTGACGACTGCGGGTGTCTGGCGTCAGGTCGAGGGGCAGCTCTGGCCGACACTCAGAAAGTTTGTTGGGGGTTTGGGTCAGGGATGGAGGATCACGAGTAACGAGTTGCACTATGCGAATGGGTCTAGGGCGATTGGGTTTAGCACGAACGATCCCGGCAAGTTCGAGGGTTGGCACAGGCAGGGGCCGACAGAGAATCTGTTGATGATTGTTGATGAGGCGAAGACCGTCCCAGATTCCATCTTCACAGCCATAGCCAGATGTCAGCCCAGTCGATTGCTGGTGATGTCGAGTCCGGGGGCTGCGGCTGGGGAGTTCTATGAGTCGTTTACCAAGAAGCGCAAGTTTTGGAAGTGCCATACTGTTACGGCTTATGACTGTCCACATTTGACGAAGGAATGGATTGAGTCTCAGATAGAGTTGTACGGTGAGAATAGTCCGTTGGTGCGGTCAATGATTTACGGTGAGTTCGTTGATGACAGTGCGGACGGGTTGGTCTTGAACCTGAAGAGTTTGGAGGAGTGTTTGCAGAACCCGCCTGAGCTGGAGTTGGGGATGCGTGTTGCCTTCATAGACTTCGCTGCTGGCGGTGATGAATGTGTGTTTGCGATGCGGCAGGGCAACAAGGTAATGGACATGGTTTGCTGGCGGGAAAAGAACACGAACACAACTATAGGCAAAATAATTTCACTTATTAAAAAACATGGCTTGACTCAGGACGAGATTTATGCTGATGAAGGGGGACTGGGTTTGCCATTGTGCGATGCTTTGATGGATGCGGGGTATGACATACACAGGGTTAACTTCGGGGCGAAGCCGTTTGATGACCGCTACGCGAACCGGAGTGCGGAGATGTGGCACACGGCTGCAAGGGCTGTTGAGAAGCGTGAGATAATTTTACCGGATGACCAGATGCTTCACCAGCAGATGGTGACAAGGCGAGCTGAGGTTAGCCGGACGGGGAAGTTAGGGTTGGAGAGGAAGGACTCTATGCGAGCGAGGGGTTTGGATAGTCCCGACAGGGCGGACGCGGTAATGGGTTGTATTGCTTGTGGCGGCGGAATTGGGGGAAGCTGGGAGCATTTCAACGCCATTACCCGTCCTTCGCTTGAGGATATTATGGACGATGCCGAGAGGAATTTTGAGCAGGACTCGATGCCGCAGGGGATGTTCATGGGATATTAGGATGATGGTTGCAATAGCCAAATCAAGTATCGGCCCAACTGATTCACGGTTGGCGGATTGTTCTGTATGCGACGAACTTGGTCACACCGTAGCTGAAGATCGGGCGACTGGCGGCGTCTATTGTAATGACTGCATTAGTGATGCCCTGCGTGCGGAGATGATAATGCGGATAGCTTGGATGGGTATGGGTGTTCGGCATCCTTACCCGACAGAGTTCGCGGATTGGGAGGATAGGTAAGATGGCAAAGAAAGTTAAACAACCCAAAGCCAAGGCGGGAGAAGTCACGCCACAAGGATTTACTGTGCCGACCAAGGAAGACTTGAAAGCGGGGAAAGTTGCCCCGCGAGGTCGTAATCGTGGAAGAGGCAGGTAATGCCGTTTAAGAGTAAGAAGCAACGAAGGTGGATGCACGCTAACAAGCCAGCAATGGCAAAGAAATGGGAACAGGAAACAACTAAAGGAAAAACCAATGGCAGCAAAAAAACAAGGATACAAGGCAAGACAGGACGACTCACTCGGAGCAAGGCGCGGAGCGCGTAAGAGTCTCAAGCGTAAAGTTACCAAGGCTGGACGCCGCAAGATGGCATCTGCGCCACGCAAGGCTGCGGGTGGTAAGAAGTATGGATTAAAATGAGCGAAGAGCTTTATACAGAGGTACTGGACGACATCAGGTCGCGCTCCCAGTGGGAGACGCGGCAGGGACTTTGGTATCAGATGCGTAACAACGGTTTGCGTCGTAAGCACAAGCCGTGGCCGAACGCTGCTGATACCCACTTCCCCCTCATAGACACAACCATCAATAAGCTGAAGCCGGGGTTCTTTCAGCAAGCGATGGGTCTTGAGGTGTTGGCCACGTTCGTGCCGATGAGATCGCAGCTCGCAGGTTTCACGACAGCGGCTGAACAGTGGTTCAGCTATAAGCTGCATGAGAAGAGCAACTACGCACCGGAAGTAATGAGCTGGATCGACCATATGTTGATGGGTGGTCGGGGAGTGATGAAGGTGTTTTGGAACCCGGACAAGAAGCGGGTTGAGTTTCAGGCGGTTGACCCGATGTATGTCATTGTTCCGCCTTGGACGAAAGGCATGGATAGTGCCGACAGGTTTACACACGTTTTGCCCATGAGCCTCGCCGCCTATAAGCGAGCTGGAATTTATAAGGACTCGAAGAAGATTACTGACCAGATTCGGGGTGGGATGTCTGAGGACGAAGGTATCAGTAATGATCTCCGCAACAAGCGCGAGATACGCGAGGGCTTGACGTTTAGTCCTGACAAGGATCAGGTAATTGTCTGGGAAGTTTATAACCGGAGAGAGAAGGACGGGAAATGGGAGGTTGAAACCTTCTCACCCCAAGCCCCGGACATCAAGTTGCGGGATACGATGGAGGTTCCTTACGATCATGGCCAACCCCCGTTTGTTTCGTGTGAGTACGAGATCACTGATGGCGGTTGGTACAGCCCCCGTGGCGTGTGCGAGATGCTCGGAGCTTTCGAGGCCAGCTTGAACAAGGTTTGGAATGAGCGGATGGACTGCGGAACGCTCTTCAATCAGCCACTCTTCAGGGCTGAACGGGATTTGCCCAACTCAGTTAACCTGCGGATGAAGCCCGGACAGATTCTGCCCTTCGGCATTGCGCCTGTCACGATGCCTCAGCCGCCTGTGGACTTTGACAAGGAGTTGCAGTTAACACAGTCAGTTGCGGAGAACCGTGTTACGGTTCCTGATTATGGAATCAATCAGGCTGGAGGTTCAAGTGACCGCCGGACGGCCACCGAGATTGAGTCCATAAATGCCCAAGCCCAGCAGAATATGGATTTAAGGTTGCGACTTTTCCGTCAGGCATTGGGGAGCTTATACCGTCAGGCATGGGAGCTTCTGGTTCAGTTTGATGGAGAGGATTTGCAGTACCGATTCCTTGAGGACAGCTTGATGGTTGATCCGGTTGCGTTACATGACGAGTACCAGATTGAACCGCGTGGCGGCATGGACATGATTAGCAAGGCGATGTTGCTGAACAAGGCGGTGCAGAGGAAGCAGTTGTTTGCGGGAAGCCCGTGGATCAATCAGGTTGAGCTGGACAAGAGCATTCTTGAGTTGGAAGACCCGTCACTGATTCCGAGGCTGGTGCAAGACCCGAACGAGAAGGAGGGCAACGAGGTTGCTGACGAGAAGAAACTGATCCCGGCACTGTTGATTGGGGAGATGATTCCGCTTCAGGGCGGTCAGGATTATCGGGTAAGGATCGGGGTGCTGATGCAGTTCCTTGAGAAGGCCAGACAGAGCGGTATGCAGATTCCGCCTCAAGGCCAGCAAGCCATTAGCTCCAGACTGGGCGAACTCCTAAATGCCTACGAGGAACTGGACACCAACAACGCGAGAGCATTGCGGAAGGATGTCGAGGAGTATCTTGTGCAGCTTGGTTTCATGCCGAGTAAAGAGGAACAGGGCCAGATGGAGATTCAAGCAATGACCGGACAAGTTCCGCAACCCGAAGCTCAAGCGATTGAGGAGACGGAAGCGGTTGCCATGCAGGGAGACTACTGATGAGATTTTTTAAGTTTATTCGCATTGCTTGGCGTCTATCTAGTAACCTTCCGTGGGTAGAAGACCCCGGCTGGGAGGTGTCGGACGCAAATGCGTTGAGGCAATTCCTGTCAGGAACGGCGGGAACGAAGCTCAGGGCCATACTTTTGAACATGGTTTTACGGCAAAACTCCCACGTAGTTATGCAGTGCGATAAAAAGAACTTGCAAATAGAGGCTGGATATGCCAATGGGATGAGAACGACAGTGCATACACTTGAGGCTCTGGCGAAGGATGTTGAGCCAATTGAAGAATTTACAACGGACGCATTTGATGTCGAGCGTTCGTTGAGTTAAGACATCACAGCACGGTCTGCCCCATGAATGCGGGGGCAGGACGAGGACAGCATTCAAAGATAAAGGAGTGTTTGATGGCAGAGGAAACTGGCGAAGTAACCGCCGACCAACTGTTGGCCGCTGCACAGGAGTATGATTCTTCTGTTGAAGCGGGGGAACAACCGGAAGTAGAGATGCTTCCAGAACCCGAACCGGAAACGGAGGAGACTCCACCGGAGTCGCAACAGGAGGAAGTCGAGGAATCGCCTCCTCCGGATCAAGACACTCAGAACAGTAGTTCATTGAAAGAGGCGCAGCCTGAAGAGGTTGCCGACGAGAAGAAGCAGAGCAAGTATGCCAAGAATCAGGCTCGCTTGAACAAGACTTGGGCCGATGTAAATGCGGACAAGGAACAGCTCAAGGAAGCCACGGCTCAGTTGCAGAAACAGGCTGAGGAGTTGGAAATCCAACGCCAGCAGTTGGCTGCACAGAGCGGGTATCGGGATGATAAAGGGTTTACTGCCGAGGATTATGAGGATGCGGCTGTTAGGCTTGACAATGAAGGAGACACTGGATTGGCGGAAGACGCCCGTGAAAAAGCTAGAGAGCTTAAAGCGGCGAGCGAACAAGCCAAGATAGACTCATTCAAGGCCGAGCGGGACAAGGCATGGGAAGCAAAGCGTCAGGAACTGATGAAGAACAACCCGGACTTGACAGACAACAGCAAGCCCATAACCAAGAAGGCAATGTCTCTGCTACAGCAATTCCCGTCACTGACCTCCGGCCCGGACGGGTTGGAACTGTCAGTACAGATGGCGAAGCTGGCCTTGGAGTCGGACAACTCAAAGGAGTCTGCTGCCAAGTTCAATGAGTTACAGCAAAAATACAATAAACTGGAAAAGAAAACGTCAGTACAAGGCGGATTCACAGCAGAGAAACTGGATGGAGCAAGAAGTTTCGAGGATATGAGCGATGCGGAGCAGGAGAAATATCTGTTACGTGCAGCGATGGAACTCGACGGAGAGCTTCTCTAGTTCAGGTGTGAGTTGGTCGTGGTGTTGGCGGAAAGGTAAATTATGGCACTGAATACCACTACCTCATTATCTGGCCAGTATCAGAATTATTTCAGTAAGAAATTACTGTCCTATGCTGTACAAGCACTGGTACTCGACCAGTTTGCCCAGAAGGCTCCACTTCCTGCGAAGTCGGGTCACAAGGCAATATCAATGTTTCGGTTTGATGCACCGTCCACCAGCTCGATAGAGACTCTATCGACTGAGGGAACAGGGCCAACCGGGACACGTTCAATCAGCCTCACGAAGATCAGCAAAGACCTGATCCAGCGGGGGCAAGTAATCAAGTTGACGGACGTTCTGAATGCAACGGATTTATTTAATTCATTGCAGCAGAGCATCAAGATCAACGGGCAGGATGCTGCTCTTGACATGGATACGCAAACCCGCAACACGATCGTTGGATCGAATGTTGCCGGAACTGCGAAGGAGAACGGGGACGGCTCCGCACTGGACAACAGCGATACGCTCACTGAGATGTACGCTGATGGCGGGACGGACTACTCCACCTTTGACGCAGTAACTGATGCGACATCCATCATGGCCGCTTCATCCATCCTCGACGCTGTGACAAAGCTCAAGGTTAACCGCGCACAACCCGTCAAGGGCGGAATGTACGTGGCTGCTACGAGTCCACAGGTGTTGAGCGATATTATGAAGGTCAACGAGTGGTTGAACGCTGCACAGTACAGCAACGTGGACGAACTTTACAAAGGTGAAGTTGGTTCGTTGTATGGCGCAAAATTCATCCTTCACACGAACGGATGGAGTTCGGTTTACTCGTCTGATGACGATGACCGCTTTGCGTTCTCGACAGGCGGCACAGGAACACGCGCTGCGGGTGCCAACATCCGCGCAACTGTATTCCTCGGCGAGCAAGCCTATGGAGTTCCTGAGTTGAGCAGCCAGTCTCCGTTTAGCCCGAAGGTGATTATCACTGATTCGGCTGACAAGACTGATCCGCTTAATCAGCTAACCACTGCTGGGTTCAAAACTTTTTGGACTACGCTGCGGTTGAACTGCAACTACTACGTTGTAATGCGTAGCAAAACTGACTCAACCGCCTAAAGGTTGAACAAGTTATGAAGCCTAAAGGCGGAGTAACCCTTATTATAACCGTGGGAGGGGGCAAACCCCCCTCTCGCGGTCATTCAGATAAACATAAAGAAGGTTGTGAGATGATTAGATTACCATTGGATGCACTGGTGTCCGAGCTTGAGGATGGCGCGGAAGTTGCACCGGAAGTGGGGGACGTTGTAGTCCTCGAAACGGTTGAAGGTGAAGTCGTCGGGATTAACGAGGACGGGACAGCACACGTTGAACTTACGACCGCTGGCGGTCAGCCTATTGAGTATGTTGAAGCAGAAGCTGAGATGGACGAGGCGGACGCTGAGGCGGACGAGATGGCTGCCATGGAGGAGGAACTCATGGCGGCAGCGGTGGCTCAGGACGAGGAAGAGGGGCTGTAATGCCGCTTTACACGTTCGAGAACAGCGAGGGCGACACCATCGAGCGGCTTGTGCCAGTAGGGCGCGAGACTGTCACTCTTGACGGAGTGGTGTACCTCAAGAGCTGCACGCCGCAGGGCTTTGCCATGACAGGGAAGGCGGTTGGAATCCCGTCTCAGGCAGAGCAGGTTAAGGACGGGTATCACAAGCTGGAATGCGCCCAAGGGTCGCGGTTCCTAAAACGCTCCCCGTTTAGTTGCAAGCAGATTAAAAAAGCATGGGGGTTTTAGATGGCTAATTTAACGGGAAGCACAATTTCCAGTTCGTACGACCAACTCCTTGCCCTGCCGTCAGGTGGTGGGGACGGGGCAACCTTGGTTGCGTTGACTGATGGGGATGCGGAGAACACCTTTGCCCTTCAAGTAAGCACTGCCGGGGTCAAGTCAACTGGCACACTTGAGGTGTCGGGGATAACCACGGCAACAGGTGGCGTGGTGGGAGCCTTGACGGGTAATGTTACAGGCAACCTCACTGGTGATGTTACTGGTGATGTAACCGGAGACGTGACAGGCGACCTTACGGGTAACGCTGACACGGTTACAACTAATGCAAATTTAACAGGAGAAGTTACGAGTTCAGGTAACGCTGCCACCATTGCTGACGACGTGGTGGATGAGGCAAACCTGAAGGTGGATAACTCGCCCACTGATGACTACGTGTTGACCGCAAAGGCAAGCGCATCGGGCGGTCTTACGTGGACTTCCCCGACTACTGGCGACATTACTGGCGTTACTGCCGGGACAAATCTGAATGGTGGCGGCACAAGCGGGGCTGTAACCCTCAACCTAGATACAACAATTACAGGGCTGACCTCGGTGACTTCCACGGACTTTGTGGGGGATGTGACGGGCGATGTCACTGGGGACGTGAGTGGCTCATCAGGTAGTTGCACGGGCAATGCGGCTACAGTCACCACCAATGCGAATTTAACGGGCGATGTAATTTCAAGTGGGAACGCAACAACCTATAATAATGTAATACCTGTTGCGAAGGGCGGAACAACATTAACAGGATTTACAGCAGGTGACATTCTTTATGCTGATACTGCAACAACATTAGCAAAACTTGCAAAAGGCTCTGACACAGAGGTGCTGACTCTTGCGTCTGGCGTCCCTTCATGGGCAGCACCTACTACTGGTGATATAACTGGAGTCACAGCCGGAACGAACCTTAACGGAGGTGGGACGTCAGGGGCCGTAACCCTTAATCTTGACAACCCTGTCGTGGCCGATCTGACAGGGGATGTAACGGGAGATGTGAGCGGCTCATCAGGTAGCTGCACAGGCAATGCGGCTACGGCTACGCTTGCCTCCACTGTTACAGTCACGGACTCAACAGCAGACACGGCATTTCCAGTTGTGCTTCACGATGAGTCAAACGCACTTTTAGATGACACGGGGGCGTTCACTTACAACCCCAACTCCTCAACCGTAACGGCAACCACATTCGTCGGTGCTTTAACGGGCAATGCGAGTGGGAGTTCCGGCAGCTGCACAGGCAATGCAGCAACAGTTACCAACGGGGTTTATACGACAGACAACCTTTCTGTCATGGCAGCTACGACCTCCGCGCAGTTGGCGGGGGTTATTTCGGACGAGACAGGCAGCGGTTCGCTGGTCTTTGCTACGAGTCCAACGCTGGTGACACCTGCGCTCGGCACCCCTGCAAGTGGAACATTGACGAACTGTGATGGGCTGGTGGCAACGACAGGGCTGACCGCAACAGGAACTAAAGACAGCACAACTTACCTGAGAGGCGACAATACGTGGGCTACCGTGTCTGGTGGCGGCTCATCATTATGGTCGGAGGGATCGGCAAGCAAAATATATTATGACACAGCTTATGTTGGAATAGGGGAGGACGCTCCAGACAGATTACTTCACTTATCTCACGCCGCAAGCACTGAAGCTGCGATAAAGGTTGAAAATACGTCGAGTGGAGACTCGTCAATCTGGCTCAAAAACTCCACCGGAGAGTGGGTAATGGGACTGGATCAGGACGATTCCAATAAGTTCAAGATTCTGAACTCAAGTGCGCTTGGAACTGGTAGCTACGTTTCCCTGACCACAGGTGGAGATTTAGGGGTGGGACAGGATTCGCCTAACGGCAGGTGTCAAATTACTTCATCAGCGGGGACAGATAATATCCACCTTGAAGTGGATGACGGTGCAGCATCCTTTATCCGGTGCTATCAAGACGGATCAGACCAGAAGGTGGTGGTCATAAACGAGGATTCCTCAGACATAGATTTCAGGATTGAAGCTGATGCCACTGCCAATGCCTTTTATGTGGACGGATCAAGTAGTGGCGCACTGGTGGGCATAGGCGGCGTACCCTCTGATGCTGATGGGCATGGGCCGCTGACCGTATTTCAACCACACTCAGGTTCGCAGCCAGCAATTCTTGTAGATAATGAGACGGCGAGTGGTGATGCGGCAATCCGCTTAATTGCTGACAGCACTAGTTTTTCTGTGGGTGTTGATGGAGTTGACCATACATTGAAAATCTCAGCGGGAGTTGAGCTTGGCGATATAGACGTGATGGAGTTTTCGTCTTCTGCGATTAAGAACCATCAAGACACGATGACCAATGTCACGATTAACTCTGGGTCAAGCTCCTCTATTACTGAGAATGGAACCGACCAGTCAGTTGTGTGGTCAACCGGATACACCACCAACTACACGCTGACCATCCCGGCTGCTGCGGATGTCCCTGCGGGGAGACGGTTCAGCTTTTTTCACTTCAGTGGAGATAATACTGTTAAGGTTGTTACAACAGACAGCTCCGATGAGATGATAACGCGATATGACTCATACCATTATGGCACATACAACAACTACATTATTTCCGCTGGGGCATTGTACCCTCAAATAACCCTCACTTCTGACGGGGTTTCAAAGTGGTACGGCAACGATTGGTTTAATAGCTCTGAGACCGAATACTCATGGAGTTGCAACGACAGCCCTTAAGCAGGAGGCTGTTTGATTTTTATGAACGGAAACACACAAAAATTTCTGGATGGCGAAAAGGTTAACCTGTCGCTGGAGGAACTGACCGAGGTGGTAAGCATTTTATGCCAACTGCACGATACCTCATGGAAAGCTAAAGCGTATGCTGATGGTGATGATTCATTGGGCGCGGAGCTAACTGACAAGGAGTTGAGGCGAGTTTTGAAATACTCCAGATCGCGCTATTTTATGGAGCGGCAGAAGCGAAACAAGGCAACTTAACAACACATAACAATTTATGGCTAACACATATAAAATAATCCACACAGAACCCTATGTTCACCGACTAGAGGTTGGTGGTGCCTTGAGGGATGATGTTGTGGTTAATCACCTTATCCGAGTCGTGGCAACATCAGATGACGGTCATGCTGTTCGTACGGATAACACAATCAACCTGACCGTAGACCCCGACAATTTTGTTGATTACGAGAAGTTGGACAAGGCGTGGTTTGATGCCGTTGCCGAAAAGTACATTGAAGACAATAATATTCTGGGAGTTCTTGACGCCCACATTGAGGCGAAAAAACTTCAGCCGATGCGAAAGCCATTGCCGTGGGTGAAAGGCGAGGAATCCAGTGAATGAGTATCCCGAAGCTCAGTTTGTTCTTCTGGCAGATAACGGCAGTATGCCTGTTGTGTGTTGCCATCGTGCAGCACGTATCTGTCACGGCAGTGACTGAGCGGTTGGGTGAGATAGAGGAACTGGCTCGTATGCAGAACGGGTGGGTGTTTATTGATTTAAAGGATGAGTAGGGTGGATGCAAATGGAAGACATAAGTGAATACCTCAAGATGTTCGGGGTGAACGGTGGTGTATTAGCCACGGTCAGCCTGACTGATATTGAGCTAATGCTAAAGATACTACTGCTTGCCATGACCTGCGTCTGGACGGCGGTTAAGATTGCTAAACTACTAAAAGAATAATGAAGGAAAAACTGAAGTCACGTAAACTCTGGATGGCTATTGGCGGCTTGTTAACTGTCATGGCCACTGAATGGTTGAACCTGTCACCGGAAGTGGCTGAACAGGTTATAGGCGCAGTGGTTATAATTGTCCCTGCGTACATTGGCGGTCAGGGAATTGTGGATGCGATGAAGGAATATGCTGCGAAGAAGAAATGATTCTGGAGGCGTTGAAGGGTTTAGCGGCCCTACCGAAGCTGGTGGAGGCCGTGGAGAGGATTGGAGATAAGCTGGATGATAAGGCAGCGATGGAACGGTTGGGGGAAAAGCGTGATCGCAACCGTGCTGCTGTTGACGGGGTGCTTCTCGCCGCGTCTGGACAACGGGGAAAGGATGATAGCTCACCCGCAGTTTCAGGCGGCGACGATAGCGGCTCCTGAATGGGTAAGGGAAGCTCTGGACACAATCGCAGAGCTTGAATCGGAGATAGAGAGGGGAGACTGATGACATTAACTGAATTGGCAGACCAGATAACGACGAAGATGAGCGACACGGACAGTGCGTCAGTGGCGACCTGCAAGAAGTTCATCAACAATCGTTACCGGATGATGTTTGAAGCATCGCTCTGGACTAATTCAATGGGTGTCGTTTCAACTTCTGTCTCTGCCGAGGACGAAATCATTACCTTATCTGATGATCCAACCATATTTTATTACCCAACTTCCTCCACTGTTGCCTCGACCGCTCCAAAACTGGACTTCATTGTAGCCGTGAGGTTCACGGAGACGGGGAAAGAGGATGGAATGGAGTGTGTTGGGGGGAGTTGGGTTCAATTCTTCCAGTTGAACCCGAATATGTGGAACAACACTTCCAGTCGCAGGGCTAACCCGCAAAACTTTGTTCCCCTACCGCCTGATGCGAGCGGAAATTGCCGAATCAAACCCATTGCCACACCCAAGAACGCTGGAACCCTCTATGCCCTTGGCAAATTGAAGTTCGTGGAGATGGGCGACTCGGACAGCCCCATAATTAACGGGGCAGAAAACGCCTTACTGGCGTATTCGGAGGGTGATATGCTGGAACGCTCCATGCAATACCAGAAGGCGCAGGTTAAATTTACTGAAGCGGCTAATCTACTGCAAATATGCCGTGATCTGGACAACGTGCAGCAGGACAAGGTGAGTGTCATCATCCCGGCGGTGGTGGATCACTGGTCAAGGGATGATTTTGTAGAGTAATGCCTGTTATCGCAAATGAAGTATTGGATGACCCGATTATACTGGACGGGAACAATAGCTTTGTGGGCGGTCAAGTCAGCGCATCTCGCGCAAACCTGATTCCAGAGAACGCTTTTGCGGAGGGCAAGAATATTGACCTTGATGAATTTGGAAACGCTGTCACTAGGAGGGGAACAAGCCTTGCTGCGGGGTACTTGATCTGGGATGAGACAGCGGTTAACTGGGAGGATGAGGATGGACTCTGGGAAGGCTTGGTTGCGCCAGTTATCTCGCTTGGATACTTTGACACGGGCAGCGTGGAGTATCTAATGATCGCTGATGGCTCAAACTATCTGAAAGCTGCCACTGAAGACGGAACCTTTACCCTGCTAACCGGCGCAGATTTTGTTTCCGGGGCCAAGGTTAGGTTCGCCCAGTTGAATAACCGAATGTATTACACGGACGGATCGGCTGACCTGCGTTATGTCAACGGAAGTGTTGATCCGGTGACTGCTGTGGCGATTTCCGCAGGTCAAATCAGTAGCATCACCATTTCCGAGGGCGGCAGCGGTTATCTTGCTGTTCCAACTGTCACGATAGCTGCGCCAAGCAGCGGGACTACGGCACTGGGAACCGCAATCCTTGGTTATGACGGATCAGTGGTCGGAGTGACCATTACTAATGAGGGAACTGGCTATGACAAGGACGCTCCGCCTGATGTGAGCTTCTCTTCCCCCACTAGTGGGACAGACGCGACAGGAACAGCTAACGTCACCCAAACTCCCAGAAAACCTAAATTTATTGTAACCCACACCAACAGGCTGTTCGCTACCAGCGCACACCCGGATGTTCCTGCGGATACCCTGTATTGTTCGGGAATACTGGACGGAGATGCGTGGGATTTGGCGGCAGACAACCTTCGGATCGGTAATGACCGTGACCCCATCACTGCCCTGATGCCCGGACAGAACTTTGACCTGTATGTGTTCAAGGAAAGAAGCATTTACAAGGTTAACGCTGACCCGACACTCAAAGCCTCCCAATGGAGCATTAAGCTGGTCAATAACCGGACTGGATGTGTGGCAGACGGCACAGTCCAGCAGGTGGGTGCGGATATTATGTTCCTTTCCCGTGATGGCGTGAAGTCATTGCAATCCATTCAGGCAGGTACAGAGACGGACGTGTCACTTCCTGTCAGTCGCAACATTAACGACTATATCGGGCGCATCAATCAGGCTGCGGTCAGCACTTGCACAGCCATTTACTGGCGCAACCGTTATATGCTCTCTGTCCCGCTGGATTCGGCCACTACACCGGACACGGTACTGACCTTTAACCTCCTTGCAGCAGCTTGGTGTGGTCACTGGTCGGGCTGGGAGGCGAGGAGCTTTGTTATCAGCGCATTTGATGGAGAACTGAAGCTCAACATCGGGACGCAGAACGGCGAGATGTACACTTGGGATGATTCCGTATCTGAGGATGCCACCACCATTGCGGATTACAAGGACGGCAATTCAACCTACGAATCCTACATCCAAACGCGAGCCTATACCTTTGGCGAGACATGGGGAGACAAGATCGGCTACTCCACCCAGTTTAATTTTGGAAACATTCACGCTGACGCAATTACAGGTGACATAAATTACTACAAGGACTTGTCATCCAGCGGCACGGCATTGGAGGCAAGCCTTTCCCTCCCGGCAGACACCAACCTGATTCGCAAGGGATTCAACATGGTATCCAAGGGCAGATTTAATCAGCTACAGTTTAAGGTGAAGGCAGACGGCGGCAGACTTGCGTTGCACTCAGTCCAGTCAAGTGCCTTTGGCCAACCCATTACCCCTGAGAGATGAACAACACGGACACCATGACAATCGGGATTGCGAACCTGTTCAGGTCAGAGCTTGAGCATTGTTCCGGTTGGCCTCCGGGCAGGTTGTTGAGTTGGGTGAGGTGGTTTGTCGTCAAACAAAGATACTTGGTGTCAGTCAAGGAAGGTAAGCTGGTGGGTGCGGCTGTGTTGCGTTATGTTGATAACGAGAAGGAATGCCGGACAGATTACTGTGACACAGGCGGGAAGATTTGTTATGTGGACGCTACTGTGGCGAAGGAGCCGGATGTGCTGAAGGATTTATACACGCAAATGTGGGAGAGATTCGGGAAAGACTGCAATTTAATCGCTTGGGTACGCCCCAAGCATGATAACAAGGTAATTTGTGTGCCTATGGACAAGGCACGGAGACGTTTAATCAAGGAATAGATCATGGGAAAACCTAGTACGCCAGAGCCTCCAACACCACCAACAGCATCTGAGATAGCTGCGGCGAACATTGAGACAGCGGAACACATGGCGAAGCTCTCCCGCGCAATGGAGTTTGGCGAGGAGCTGATGCGTGATGTTCGCAATGCTGACGGCTCTAGGATCAAGTATGAGAAGGTTGCCACGGATGTTCCGACAGGGTATGAGCCTGTTTACTCCAATGAGACGGTCAACACCAGCGGCCCTTCAGACTTTTCAGTGGGGCAGGGTAATTATGGGGTAGTTGAAGCAACAGTGAACTCGGAGGGCGAGTTAAGCGGCTTTACGATTATCCCCGACACAAGAAGAGGCGACCAGAAATACCCGTATGCGGAGATGGATCATTTGGTGGGGAAGAAGTGGCATTCAAGTGAGGTGCAGAACGACCTCAAGGGGCGGAGTAACCCCACCACTGGAGAGAGCTGGGCAGACGGATTCTCTGGAACCCAACCTATGTCCGAGCAGGTCAGGACACTGACCGGATACGAAAGTCCGGGTGGCGACATACTAAACGCCAACCAGTATTTCAAGACCACCTACGACGCAAACGGCAATATGATTGGCGAGCGGGAAGCTGTTGATCGCGATGAAGCCATAGACGTTGACTTTACTGGCATGGGCGACATTGACCGTGCTATTAAGCGTTGGGAATGGGAAAAGGAATACGGAGCCGAGAAGGCCGAGTTCCTTCTGGATTTTGCTGATGAGTATGGTGATGACTTTGTAACCAGTGCGCGTGATCTGCTTGAGAAAAGCGATCCAACGGGATTTGCAGCGAGAGAGTTGCTGGGTCAACTCGCGCAGGGTTACACACCGGGACAACTCCCCGACCTTCCCACTATGGAGAAGGCAGTTGATCCCGCCCTGCTGGAGCAGGTAGGTATTGCCCCTTCCCTGCCCGAAGTTGGACTTGGAGATGTGCCTGAGTACGAAAGAGCAGCAGCATTTGGCGACCTTGAAAGACTTGGAGCAGCCCCGACCCTCGCAGAGATGGATGTGGCAGCGGCCCCTGAGTTCGGCAGGGTAGGTGAGATGGCGGCACTGGAGCGTGCTGAAGCTGCGCCTACACTTGAGCGGTTAACGGATATACCGGAGGTTCCGCTGGATGCAGAGTCAATGGCAGCTAGAGAGTTTGCCGAGGAAGAACTGCTCAGGCGAGCGCAGTCAGGCGAGACATCCAGATTGATGGGTGAAGAAGCCAGACGCATAGCCAGAGGCAGGGCAGCAGGATTGGGCAACATCTTTGGTGGCGGAGCAGCGATTGAGGAAGCGGCTGCGGTACGTCAGGCGGAGGAAGCCGGACAGAGGGCGGCTATCTCTGATCTGTTAAACTTTTATGGCTCCGGCCAGACGGCTGGTGATTATCAATCTAGGATTGCCCAGCAGAATCTGTCCAACAAGTTGATGGGGATTCAGCAACGCACAGGTGCTGAACAAGCTGAGTTTGGCATGGGGATGCAGAGACTTGGTGCGGATCAGGAGGCTACACTGCGGGAAAGGGCTGATGAACTGGCCGCTATCGGGCAGAGAACCGAAGCCGAGCAGCAGGAATTTTCAAACCTCTCCGGGATCATTAACCAGATCAACCAGACAAGAGGTCAACAGTTTGGGTTGGGCGCACAGGCGGTTGAGTTTGATACCTCCCAGCGGATGCGCGAGAGGGCAGACGAATTGTCTGCGATGGCCCAACGCAATCAGGCAGAGGAAAGCGAGTATCAATCGTTACTGTCTGCACTGGGTCAGCAGGGGGCAACCCGTCAGGCGCAGTACGGCATGGAGCTTCAGGGAGCAGCTCAACGCAATCAGGCTGCTGAAGCGGATTTGGCTAGGCAACAACAGGCGATGGCGCAGCGCAATCAAGCCGCGCAACAGTCCTTTGCCAGTGCCATGCAGAAGACGATGAGTGAGGAGCAGTTGAAACAGCAGCAGATGGCCAACCTTCAGAGCTTCTCTGGGTTAACACCTGTAGCTGCACAGTTCGGGGCATTGCCCGGAGCGCAACAGGCTGTGGCATCCAGCTTCCAGCCTATTCAATACCAGCCCACCAATGTGATGGGAATGTTGCAGGGCCAACAGCAACTGGCTTCCCAGAACTTTGGGACACAAGCGAACATCTGGGGGAAACAGGCTGACATGGCTATGGCTCCCAGTCCGTTTGGGGAATTAGCGGGGACTGCTGTTGGCATCTACGCAGGAAAAACATGGGGATAATTAAGGAGAAATGATTTATGGGTAATTTTTTGGGAGGGTTTGCAGGAGGAGCCAAGGAGGGGTGGGCGTTAGGGTCGTCCCTTGCCGAGCGCAAGCGCAAGGAGGAGGAAAAGATCGCTGACCGAGAGTATGCTGACAAGAAAATTGCGGATGCACTCGAACGCGGTCGGCAGGAGAAGATGGACATAATTTCGGGCCGACATCAGGCGGGAGTGCCTGTAGAGCACATCCCCGCCATTCAGGAAAGGATGCTCCAGCAGCACCACTTATTCCCCGTTGAGGCCCCGCAAAGGGAGCGCGTGGAAGCGGCTATTCGGTCATTGAAGAGGCCCGGAGCAGTGCTGGGAGCTTCTGAGATAATGAAAGCGCAGCGAGACTTGGAAGAGAAGCGAGGGTATGACGAGGCTCAAGTCCTTGCTGGGGATGCGAGGGCATGGGATGTCTTTTTACGGAAGGAGAACATCGCTGACCTACTCAGAGAAAATAATAGAGCCTACGCAGAGGCACTGAGGTTAAGAGTTAAGGGCGAAGAGGAGCTCGATGAAAAGCTGAAGCAACTTGATGACTTTACCATAAACGGGGAAATTGCCGCAGGACGATTGGCAGCGGCAAAGGGTTTAACAAGGGATGCCAACCCTCACCCTCGGACTACATATCAGTCAGGCGCGTGGCTGCAAGGTTTCCGCAAGGAACAGGCAGACATCGCCAGCGCAGCGAGGACAGCAGGAGAAACTTACGCAGCGAACTGGAAGGCAAAGAAGGAAAACGTAGAGTCTACGTGGGAGCCAGTGCTTGAGAAGCTGTGGGGGAGGACTCACGAAGGCGGAGAGTTGCCTGATGATATAAGGAACTCAGCACTCAGTAGCTTTGAGAGTGCCAAGGCAGAGGTTGGTGATCTTCGAGAACTTCAGTTCTTGCAGAACCAATACAAGACAGCCATTCAGGTTCCCAATGCCCCGAAGGAATATAAGCCGTGGGACAAGGCCAAGGCAGACTTCAAGACCAACCCGAAGGATTTGGCGGAAGCTGTAAGGCGAATCTATAAAATCCACGATGCCAAGGCAGAGCGCATTGCCAAGGAGCTGGAGGAGACTCCGTGGGAAACTTACAATGTAATGGATGATAAGGGAGCGTATAAGCATCGCACTTGGAAGATTAGGGACAGCCATGTAGCGCGGGAGAAGATGAACCCCCACACCGAGGAGGGCAGGAAGAACATTGCACTGGCTAATGCACAGCTAGAATATGAGTCGTTCGCGGTCGTTGGTAAGGATGGGATGAAGCGATCATTGAGAGCATTTGTCCCTATTGCCAAGGATAAACTGACTCTAATTTGGAACAAAAAACCTGAAGACCGGACGCACGAAGATCAGAAGGTAATGGGCACATCGAAAGTTCCAGCATTGCCGAAAGAGGGAGAACTGAAAGGGCCAGAAGCACCGAAGGAACCAACGCTCGGAGGGCTCCCAGAAAACCCGGAGGAAGGAGTGCAATACACCCTTGAACAGGGCGATAATAAAGCGGAGGTTATGATTATTGGCGGCAAATGGTTCACGCTGAAAGGCGGCAAATGGGTTCCGTTGCCGAGGTAATATACCATCATGGCCGAACCCCCAACAGAGTTTGACTTCAGCAAGCCCTTCACGGTTGTTAAGGAGAAGCCGAAGGAGACGGAAAAGGAGTCGGGGTTTGACTTCAGCAAGCCCTTCACTGTTGTCGGGGAAGAGAAGCCTGAGCCCATTGTCGAGACAGAGAAGGAATTAACAGGGCAGGAAAAGATTTACGAAAGGTTGCGTAAGCGCAAGGAGGCTGAGAAGGAGGCTGAGGGTAGGGCAGCAGAGATAGAAAGGGAACAGGCCGCGAGAGCTAGGGAGTGGTATGAGAAAATTCCCGAACTGGAAAGGGACGAGCGCGAGCGTAAGCACTGGGAAACCCAAAAAAGACTTGCCCCTTTCTACCGAGAGATAGCACAGGACAGAAAGGCTTGGGTTGACAAGGTGACACGCCTTTCTGAGACGCTCCCATTGACCTCCGAGGAGGACAGGCGAAAAGAGGCCAGAAGTTTAGCGAAAGAGGAGGAGGACGCGCTCATTCGTAAGTTGGATGAGTTTGAGGGAGAGTTCGGCTTGAGGTTCAAGCATTTCGGGAAGTCGCTGGATGCCATTGAAATGGATCAGGAGGTCGGCACGGCAATGGCCAAGGCTCGAACGGCCCTTGGGGGGAAGACTGTAGGCCCAGCTCCCCCGCGATCCCCTTACGGAGCATTCAGGAGCAGCGAGGCTGCTCGCAAGCTCTGGGGGCCAGAAGTTGGATACCTTGGCGAATATAAGCCGATGGGAAGTAAGCTGGATAAGCACGGGCTTATTAGCGGATTATTCGAGTCGCCTCTGGATATACCAGAGATAAGGGAAGAGGACGTTAAGACACTGTTTCCGGGGGGCGGTGTTGGTCGGGACGTTGCGGTTGGAATACTGAACGCTGTTAATGGTCTTACCGAGTCAATCGTGTCTCCCGGCGGTGCGGCGACTATGGGGTTTGGCGTGGTAGCGAAGGAAGCCCCGGCGATCCTTCGGGCTGGTCATGGTGCATTCTCCCTAGACCTCACCAGAAATGTTATTGAGCATCACCCGGAGTTGATGAGGATTCTGGAAAACCCTGATGTCTCACTTCAAGACAAAACGGAAGCCTTTGTGGGACAGGCGTTGCTTACCTTGTTTGCTGGCGGGGCGATGAAGGGGGCTCTAAAGAGCGAGTTCAAGAGTGCCAACGTCAAGACCCCTACACAGGCAATGAAGGTTTACCGGGAGTCTGTCAGGCGCAAGAAAGCTGAACCCAAGCCGATTGAAGAGCCCAAGGTTAGGGAACGTGAGGTTCTGGAGAAGTTGCCAGACGAATCGTGGCCAGACTTTTATGCTAGGGTGGGGGAGCAGCAACTCTTGTTTGAGCATCAAAGAGGAACTGCTGTTGAGCCAACGGCTGAGGGGGCTCCCAAGACTTCCGTAAGGGACGCCTTGATAAAGGACACCCCAATCAGGCCGGAAGTTCCGCTGAAGGAACCACCCCCACTGAAGGATATTCCATTACCCAAAGACCCGGAGATAGCGAAGGATGTTCCGGTCGAGGATGCCCTGAAGGCAGACCTCAATCAGGTAGTGGAGGCATTAAGGAGCCGGGAAAGTCGTGGGGGAGAAGTCAAGCAGCACCTCCTCGATGCCATGAAGAAGGGCGAAGCAGTAAAGGCAGCAAAGGCAGCAAAGGCGGCAGAGTTACTGGAAATTGCCAAGCGTCAGGCTGGGTTCGGTGACGCGGGCAAGGGAGGCGGTGAAGGTGGAGGCTGGGGCCGTTTCTGGGGTTGGCTAAAAGGGGAAGACCCTGAAGTTGCTGGAGATAAATTCAGGATGAGCCTGTGGGACAGGGCTATAACCTCGCAGGTAACATCGTTCAGGCCCGCAACTGCCCTCCAGAGGAGCATGGAGAAGTTTTATGGCGTGAAGGAGGCGGGAGCCCCGGCGGAAATGTTCTTCGAGTTCCTTCCGGGCAGCTACGCAAAAGCCAAGGAAAGAGTTTTGTCCTTTGACGAGGCGGTATCGGTTCCGCTCAAGGAATCAGGCTTGAGCAAGGAGTTCGGGGTGTACTCCTTCCTGAAACGCATGGAGGACAGGCTCAAGTCAGGGAAGTCTCGCAGCGATCAGATCAAGGAGATCGACAAGGAGATCGAGGGGGCGAAGGAGCTGTTTGCGGGTGGTGCGGAATACGCCCGTAAAGAAAGGAAGGGAGTCGATGCCTACATCAAAGACCTTGAGGAAATCAAGAGCAACCTCAAGGCGAGGAGCGACAAGAGAGTTGCCGCTTTCCTCGAAGACAACGGTGAAGTGAAATACTGGACACCGAAGATGGTCAAGGACACGATGAAACTGTTCAAGAAGGACATCACCCCTGAACAGTTTAAGAAGCTGGAGGAAATTGGCGGGGCATTCCGCGCTGAGGCGAGCAAGATGATGGACACGCTGGTGGAGGGAGGCATTATCAGCAAGGAGCAGCGCATCAGGATTGAGCTTTCCAATGAACACTATACCCCTTGGATGCTTGAGAAATATTTGAAGGACGAGGGAAAGGCGACTGGGTTGCGGGATAAAGTGGGTAGGGAAAAGCTATCTCTCCACCGCGTAACCGGGATTGATGACCCTGCATTTACGATTGCTGATGTGGCTGAGACAATGCGGAATAAGCTGCACGACATCACTGTCATTGTGGAATACAACAAGGCCAAGCGCGAGTTTGTGGACATCATGGAGCGCGACCTGAAGGACATGGTGGTTGGGCCTGAAGGCGAGAAGACCAATGTTGGCGGGGTTGAAGCATTCATGCAGAGGCTCGGCAAGAAAAAGGAGACTCCACCGGGTATGGGCGAGTTCACTGTTATCCGCAACGGCAACGTGGAAAGGTACGCCGTTGATTCGGGTGTTGCCGAGGCGATCAATTCATTCGGGGAAAAGCAGCATGCGGCTTGGAGACTCTTGGCCCATACATCGAGGCCACTCAAGGTTGGAGCAACCAAGTGGTCGGCCCCGTTCCAGATCGTCAATGCGCTACTGTCTGATCTTCCGACCAACGCACTAACTGCCCGGACAGGGCTGAGGGTCAATCCTATTGACTGGGCGAGGTTCATTGCGGTTGACTATCCGGTTGCATTCGCTAGGGCATTCATGGGGAACATGGGTAAGCCGGGAGACTTTTACAGGGAAGCAGCCAGAAGCGGGCTGACAGGTCAAACTTTGAAGAACGCCATTGATCCTGACTACAATCTGGTGGGGCGGCTTCCGAGGTTTGACGGTATGTTGCAGGGGACGACGGTTGAGCGTGGTGTTCAGGGGTTCGAGAAGGGAGCGCGATGGATAGATGTCATCCCTGATGCGATTGAGGAGATGGGCAAGCTGGTGGGAATTGAGCGGGCATTGCGACAGGAGCGCGGGCTTGGTTTCTTCGAGAAGGTTCCCAAGATAAAGGACAAGAACGGGCGGTACATTCGCAACATGGAGAGGTTTTTCGAGGAGAACCCGGAGTGGCGCAGGGAAGTGATGAAGCAAATGGGTTCGCCGCAGTTCTCGGTTTCAGGAAGGTGGGGCAGACAGATGGACGTATTGTTCATGTTCTACAATGCCCGGATGCAGGGTGCTGCCCGTGATCTCCAGAGGGTTACAGACCTTAAAAGC